TACAAAACTTTCACCTTGAAAGATGGAACTAAGTTTTTAGCTCGTGATGAACATGACGCGAAACTATATCGTAAAAAGGTAGGTGATGAGTAAATACTACTACGAGAGAAGTGGTATTATTGATTCGAAAATCAACATAACTTATCACGAGTTGTTCTTAAAAAATGATGAAGAACTTGACGAGTGGATTGAAGAAGCTCGTCAATTCATTATTGAGGATTGGGATGAGCGTGGAACACCACCGATGGTTGGTCAAAACATAGATGATATAATAAAGTCATTTAAGAAACTTAGAGAGTATGACATACATGGTTTTATAGAAAAAGCTGATGATGGCCAAAGAAATGTAATCAAGAATTTCAATAAGTTTGCTAATGGTGTCAATCAGTTTTTTCCTACAATGTTAAAGACTCGTATTGGGGATACCGGTGATGAATTAAGTTCTATTTATGACCGAATAAAAGAGGAATCCAATAAAGATTTGTTTTTTAGGGCGATGCGAAGAGGGGTTCGTAGAGACTCTATGTATAGTTTCAGTAAATCCATATCATTAGATAGAAAAGAAAACGATAAGGGTGGATTGCCATATTGGAATGAAGAGTCCGCATTAGAGTGGTTGGAATATTATCATAATAATAAATTAAAATTTAAAGATATTCGATTATGGATTTCAAAATCACATCAAGAAAAGTACCTCAAACAGTATGTAACTTTAACTGCAGATGAGATAAAATATGCTTACGATAAGGGTTTAATTACAGATGAGATGGTTACTAACTTGTGGTGTCCGACATTAAAAAAATTGATGTCGGTTGAAGACTTGAATGACCATGTTTCTACGAAAGGCGGAAAACTCAAAAGAAATGTTTTTATGATTAGATATTATAATATTCATAAAAAATTATTTCCAGCGGCATTCCAAATATTTAGGTTAAGTTTAAACTCACAACCAGCAGTTAACTTTCCACCACTTACGGCAAGACTTCTGTATGAAAAATATACAGACCATATCAAACAAGATGAGCCACTAAATATTTACGATCCGTCAAGTGGTTGGGGTGGTAGAATACTTGGTGCCATGGCTTCCAAAAAGAAAATACATTATATTGGGACAGATCCAAATACAGACAATTGGATAGATGAAATAAGTAAGTCAAGATATGAATATGTTGCTGACTTCTTTAATGAACATGGATTAGAAACAAATCCATTTTGGGAAGAACAGAAAAATACATATCATTATTTTCAGTTGGGTTCTGAACATGTCGGTGACCATCCTGATTTTCAACAATATAAAGGTAAGTTGGATATGGTATTTACTTCACCACCTTATTTTGATAGAGAGCAGTATTCTGATGATGATGAACAATCATTCAAAGCTTATCCGATGTATTCTGATTGGAGAGATAACTTTCTAAAACCAACATTAACAAATGCTTACGAAAGTCTAAAGAATGACAGATATTTACTTTGGAATATTGCGGACATAAAGATAGGTAAAGATACTTATCATCCATTAGAACAAGACTCGATTGATATTATTGAATCACTCGGTGGTCAATATAAAGGTAAATTAAAAATGTTAATGGCATCAATGGTTGGAGTTGACCAAAGTAATGTTAAAAACAAAGTTGATGTGGATGGTGCTACAATGAAATACGAACCAATATTTATCTTCCATAAATCTTAGTGGATATATTAGATTACAAACTAGACGAAATAGATTACGATACAGACCTACCAAAACCAGTTGTGAAAAAACACGATGGTTTCCAAGTAGTCCGAGATGACCTACTCAATGGTGGTACGAAAAGAAGAGCATTTACTGTCTATATCAAAAACAAACCTGATGTGGAGGAGTTCGTTTATGCTTCACCGAGACAAGGTTATGCTCAGTTATCACTGGCATATGCGTGTAGGGACATGGGTAGAAAATGTACCGTTACTGTTCCACAAGGTAAAAGATATTGGTTAACAGAGGCAGCTATCGAATTAGGTTGTAATATAATAGAAGTTCCAATGGGTTTTTTAACTAACATACAGGCAAAAGCCAGATACTATTGTCAAGAAAATGATGCTCACTTAATTCCTTTTGGCGGTGACCATCCAATAATAGTTGAGGCTATGAGAAGAACAGCTCTGAGTCTTGATATCAATCCCAAAGAGGTTTGGACAGTTATGAGTAGTGGAGTGTTGAGTCGAGGTTTACAAGGAGCTTGGCCTGATGCAAAGGTATATGGTGTTAGGATAGGACACAATACAACACCACGAGAACAAGGAAGAGCTGAGACTTACAAGTCAAGATATAAATTTCAACAAGAATGTAAAGAAGATGAAAGACCACCATTTCCAAGTTCGTTAACTTACGATAGTAAGGCTTGGTCTTTCATGAAAGAAAATGCAAGTAAAGGGGCATTATTTTGGAATGTTGGAAAATAAATGCTTGTACTTAATGATAAAACTTTGTATATTAAAGAAACTTAAATTAGGAGAATGTAAACATAATGAGTAGTGAATTTTTTAAATTTCAAACACAAGCTATAACGACAACTGAGGGAGAAAATCCTATGATTCAAAATATGAAATCACTTAGTTATAACCTTAATTATAAAACAAGACGAAAGGTTGCTAAACAATTATATAAACACATGATGAAAAGTTCAGAGACTTATGAATTTTCTAAAGGGAATAGAAAAGAAATTTTTAAGAATATAATGGACACTTTAAAGTATATGAAAGAATATTCTATCCAAGCCACAGAACATTCTTTGAGAATTGATTTAACTGATGATTCTATCGTAGATTGTTTTAAACATTTTGATAATCCCAATGTTGAAATTGAAAAGGTAGATAACACTATTTATTTAGTCAGACCTGAGGAGCAGACTAAACCACAAAGACAAACTGAAGTTTATCAGTTAGAACAATTATTAGACATAATTAAGGGTGCGGTAAAACCTAAAGTTACTTTTGTAATTAAGACAGACGAAGACTATGACCAAAAAATATATGTTTTCGATGGACAACATAGACTTTTATTGGTTTTTAATTTCATGTACAATGGAGAGTTTTTCAAAAAAGAAGCCTTAACATTGGCATTAAAGAAAAAGAAACAAACATTCACTAATGTTGAAGAGTGGTGTGATGAGTGGAAAGCTTTCGTAGAGTTTGAAAATACGTTTGATGGTGATGAATTTAACTACGATGATTTGATAAGGACTATACCAGAATTAGAAAATGTTTTTAAAGATTCTGAAAAGATGGTAGTCAAAGGAGACTTACATTTATGTGATAATACTACTGCTGGTTTATTATTTAGAAAATTAAATGAACAAATCTCAGGTCATTCAACGGCTCAAAGAACTAAGGCTGAGTTAGTAGGTTCTAAATTTAATAATCTATTATTTAAAACTAAATTTCAATTAATTAATGGTCTTGAGGGTTACTTATCTGATTTAGTACCTCAGATTGATTTGTTTAATCACGGTCTTGGCGAACATAAAAATACATCTCCTAAACATTTTGGTTACAATCTTGAAAACCTTGACACACAATCTAGCATGAATATGGATCAGTTTTTAATATACATATACCAAATGTTACTTTGTAAGGTTAAAATAACTACGTCTTCAGTTCACAATGCAGAAACTGGTCAATTAGAAACTGAAATGGGTTTTAAATTTGATAAGAATGTTCCATTAATAGATTCTGAATTTTATGCTCATGGTAGAGGTCAAGATCATCTTGTTGGTACTGCATGGAAATCTACTGGTATTAGTGAAAAAACTCTTTATTTTTGGAGAGATAGGTTTATAAATTTACAGATTGATGATGAGGATGAATTTATAAATTATGTGAACGACATTCTTGATGCGGCTGTAGTTGTAAGTACGACAAGATTTTCATCGGCAGCTAAAAGGTGGGAAGATAAACTAAAATCAATAATGAATCCATATTTACAAGAAATAGAAGAAATAGATGAAACGTACCCATCTGAAACTTGGTCATCCCCATCAAATGCTGTACCTAAAAGTGTCATCCAAAATAGAACAGATTTGGGTTTTAAATCTGATTGTATATGGCAATATAGATTAGAGAATAAAGACCAATTTATTGTTCTACTTTCTTTTGCTTTATCTCAGAGGCTCGTGAGTAAGTTTGATGTGAATGATTGGTTAGTTGGATTTGTTGATTATATGTGTGCTAGTTTTAATAGTCACTTCAATGACCAAGAGATTGAAACTAGAACAAACAAACCAGCAAAACCTCGTGGTACAAAAAAGAGGATTGCATTTCAAATGAATGATTATAGTGTACCTCTTTTTGGAAGACAGGTGGCTGAACATTTAGAAGCACAAGACAATTCCTTGTGGAAAAAATGGGAGGCTGTTGAAAAATATATCAAGGGTATACTTGAACATGATGGTAGTAGACTTTATAAATGTCCACATACTTGTGAATGGGTTACGATAGATGATTTTCAGAGTCATCATTTACACTTCAGAAGTGAAGGTGACGCTAATAAGGTATTTCCGTATTGGTTTCCTTTGAGTTCAAAATTCAATAATTACATATCAGATAATCATGAGAAAAATATTGTAGATGTTGAAACTGATGGTAACTTCATAGATGCATGTGATTCTATGATAGATATGATGAAGACTAAAATAAATCAAACTTCTGATAAACAGGAAATATCTGATTGGAAGAAAAGCATACGGACTATTGAGTCTTGGAAAGACCAAGCTGAATTATGGTTTGATGAAAATAATTAGGAGTCACGAATGTCCAAAAATCAGTATTTTTGGTATCGTGATGACTTTGTTCAGTACGACTACCGTTGTTTAGTATATCCTAACATAACATGGCAAAAAGATTTCACACAAGATAGTTATTATATCATAATGTCGAATGTATTAAAACATTTGACTAAGATGAGACAAGATATTCACTTTACTGTCTTGACACCTGAACTTATGCCTAACTTTCAGTTTGATAATGTCGAACAAGTTATCTATGATGTGCCGAGACACCCAAATGAAATGAGACATGGTTTTGATACCAAACAAATAAGAAGGATAACTAATTACAGATATTTAGATTGGGACTTTGTTTACACTTATTTACCAGAACATGCTCTGCAATTGAAAAATCACTTCTATAATATCACAAACACAAGACCTGTTTTTTTTGGTTATAGTGCGTACTTGGAGATACCGAAAACAACACCATATGAAAAAAGTGTATTGAGGAATCATTATGCCGGTTTGATGGAGTTAAATAGTTGTGGTGTAAACTCACAAGCTACGAAAGATACGGTGATGAAGTACGCCCCCACTTGTTTGAATAATGAAGATGTTGAAAAGTTAGATAGCATATTAGAGCCACTTCCACGAGGGTGGGACAATGTTTATGGAGAAAGAAAGACACCAAACAAGGGTGATAAAATTATAGTTTGGAATCATAGACCAGACGGTTACAAAGGTTATCCTTGGTTTCTATCAATGATGGATGAACTTAGAAAAAAAAGACAAGACTTCAAAGTATGGGTGCCGTTAGCTACCTCGCCTGATAGAGACTACATTTATGTAGATGGGTTTGATAGAGAGGGATACTTCACAGAACTATCAGGTTGTTGGGTTGGTGTATGTGGACAATCTCAACACACTGGTTGGGCTAACTCTGCTTCTGATGGCATGTCTGTTGGTGTGCCTTATATATTTTATGATGCTGATTATTATGAACAATATGCTAAAAATGCCGGAATATATTACAAAACTGATGAGGATTTTTTATACAGTATTAATAATATTTTAAATAAAGAAAATGTAAGAAACAGGTATTCCAAGAGGTCAACTAAATTAGGTAAAGAAAACTCGTGGAATAAAATTATAAAACTATATAATGACCACTTTGTCAGAGCTGAAAAAGAGTTTAAGATAGTGAGTGAAACTGATACCTACAAAAGAATAGTGGATTACATTCACAAACATAGATATGTAACAAAATTTGATTTGGTAAATCATTTGAAATGGGGTAAAGGTATTCCTTTTCATCACTATAGAAATAGATTAAGAAATGAACCAACAATAAAATTAACTAAAAATGGTTATGGAGTAAAAAAATGAAAGAACTAACACCACAACAAATCCAAGAAAATTGGGAAAAACTAAGAAGTCTTATCAATGAAACATTTGCTGGAGAGAGACTTGATGACTTAAACAAAATGTATGATTACTTTGAAGAAAGGATGATGTTGGCACCAGCAAGTGGAAAAGAACACTTTCATAATGCACATGCTGGTGGTTATGTAGAACATGTTTTACACATTACCGATTTAGTCGTTCAAATATGGGATTTATGGGGTAAGAATGGTGCTACCATTGATGACTTCGATAAAGAGGAACTTATATTTGCTGCACTACATCATGATTTGGGTAAGGTTGGTGATTTAGCCGATGATTATTATGTCATCAACGAATCAGATTGGCATCGTAAAAATCAAGGTATGATTTATAAACACAACCCAAATATTCAATATATGACCGTAACAGATAGAGCTATTTGGTTGTTACAACATTTTGGTATTAAAATGTCCGAAAATGAATATCTTGGTTTAAGATTAACTGATGGTATGTATGAAGAGGCTAATAAAGGTTACTATATAAGCTACATGCCACACAAACAACTAAGGTCTAATATTGCACATATATTACATCAGGCAGATATGATGGCTAGTAAGATAGAGTATGATGAGTGGAAAAGAGGTGACCACGATATCAAAGTGGATAAAGAGGTCGAGGTAAAGAGAAAAACAGAACAATCAAAAGCTGCTAATCAAGCATTTAAGGAGTTGTTCGGTGATTAAAAGCTTGATTAAGTCATTAAAAAACTATATATTATTATATCAGTATAAAAAACACCTGAAAAGAAGAATACAAAAAAATGATTTTGGAAGGAGACCAGAATATTAATGAAAGATCAATTACAAGAATTAATGACCATTACTATGGAAGAATGTGGTGAACTTATACAACAATGTAGTAAAGCTATAAGGTGTGATAATTATCGTGATAACGAAAAACTAACAGAAGAGGTCGGTGATGTTATGTGTATGTTAGAATTATTGCACGAATATGACCTTATTAGTTG